CAACCCATCCAATTTGAGCCATATCAGAACCTGATACTGCATACTTATCTTTAATGATAATTGGAGAATTCTCAAAGATGAAGTCATCAGACTCAAGACTTTGTTTCATTCCTTCAGTTCCTTTTTTGAATTCAGAACCGTAAATAAAGACAGTAAACACTGCACCTGCACCTGCGATTGGAAGACCACCTGCACCGTATGTTGCTACTTTAAAGGTTTGTGCTACATAATCTACTGCAGTAACGATACACTTAATTGAACCACCACCTGCATTATCGGAAACCATTACTGTTTGTCCGATTCTGATTGCGATAGAGTTAGATGCACCGAAAGCAGGGTTACCTGCATCATTCACTGCAAAAGTAGGCTCCAAGTCATTAATAAGTGCTGCAGTTGTACAGTTTACATATTTAGTGTGAAGTCGTCCTTGTTCTGCCCATTTGATAAGGTCAGAGTTTGATGGCATTTCTGCTCCTACCATTCTTAAGAATGAAGAAATAGTTCTGTTGCCATATCTTTCAAATTCCTTTTCGTAAGTATCAGGAAGATACTGATTCAAGAAATCAAAGTTTGTAATGTAGTTTGACTTCAACGGTACTCTTTGAGCACTTGGTTGCAAATCAAAACCGGGTATTGTTGATACACTCATTTTTTTTTGTTTTTAGTTTTTAATAATTTATTTTCTACTCTTAATCCGTAAACCTCTACCGTGGTCGCTGCTTACAGATTTAATTTGCATCCCTCCTTTTGTTGTTGCTTCAGGAGCACTACGAGTCGTCATATTTACATTTTTTAACTTCTTCATCGTGTCTTCTGCTGCTGAACTTTTGCCTTGTTCGTAAAAGAACTTAGCAAACTTTTCGGGGTGCATCGCCATCGCTAATGACTTGTGGTATCCTGCGGCATCATTCATAACTCCATCATTGTCTAAAAACTTTTTTATAAAGTTAGTAGGGTCCGATTGAGACTTCTTGATTTCTGCAGAGTCACCGGGTGAAAAATAAACTTTGTTGTCGTCAAGCGTGAACTCAAAACCTTTGAACTCACTAAAGACATCTTCAGTTTTTTTCGTAAACATCTCTCTCTTTCGAGAGTTTTGCTCCTCAACTGTCTTCGCTTCTGCTATATATTGTTTATATGCCGTAAAGTCTTCGTCTTCAGCTTGAGAACCTGCACCCCTTTTCGACTCGAGAGGGACACGATATAGTTCTTGCTGCTGCTCAAAATAATCTTTGGCTTTCGCAATAGTCTTTTTCTTTGCTAATTTGATTTTTCTAATCTGCTTATCATCATCAATGTCTTCGTCATAAACATAATCTTCCATTAAGTCAGTTATGTCATCTGAGTCTAAACCTTTTTCTGTGGCAGTTAAATACTCTCTTAGCAATTTGTCAGGTTCCATTTCATCATAATTCTTTTGCAGTTTTGCAAAGTCATCGAATCCACGACCTGTATCTTTTATATACTTTAGGTATGTTGACACATCTTCAGGTAGAGGTGATTCCTCTCTCTGCATATTTAATTCACTTAATGAATTAATGTCTTTACCATATCTATTTTTAATAAATGAAAGAACGTCTTCCTCGTTTAACTCTGAGGATTGAGTTGTATTTTCTTCTATATTTTCTTCAGCCTTTGGCTCTTCTACCTTCGTTTCTTCGACAGGAGTATCTACTACACTTGTTTCTTCAGATGTATATTCTGAATTTTTTACCTCGTGCTTTTGAAGCAGTTCCTGCTCTAATTGTTGCGTTGACTTCTCTTCCGAGCCTTCAACTTCTTTTACTTTGAATTCCATATTGTTTTATTAGATTTAATTTATACAAAGTTAAGTAAAAATTATTATAGTTTTAACTCGATTATCGAGGGTTGAACTCTGCTAAATCGAAACCATCTAAACTATCCTCGTTAGACTCAAAGTTTATTGGCGGTAAATTATTTTTACGTTGATTAATCATTTTAGATTGCTCTGTAGATTGCTGAGATATTCGACTTGCTTTAGCCTCTTCTCTTGATGTTTCTCTACTTTGTAGTAGTTGACCATCAGCTTCTCTTAGTTGCATATTTAGTTCGAACTCTTGTTGCATTAGTCGTGATTTCAAATCAGCTTCTGCTTTTAGCTTTTCAATTTCAAAAGCAATGTCAGCTTGTCTAAATTGCATCTTAGCTTGAGTTTCAGCTTGAAGCTTTGCTTGAGCCATTTGACCTGCCATCTCTTGAGACTTGAGTTGTTGCTGAGACTGCATAGCTTGTTGCTGCATAGCCATCTTCTCTTCTCTTTCCTGCTTCGCAATCCTCTTCATTTTAAGAAGTTGATTAGCAAGTTTTAAGTTTCTTAACTCACGAATATCAATAGCATCCTCCAAATTAATATCGCCTTTAGATAGAGCCATTTGTATATTGCCTTCCAATTGTTGTTTTTGTTCTTCATCGGGAGCCATCTCTATAAAGATTCCGAAATCGTAGATATATAAATCATTAATATCTCCGAGTATGGATACGTTATATTTTCCTATTTGGTTTATAAATTCTTCTTTAAAGTCTGCATACTGTAAGATATCTGCCACCCTATAGGTAGTTGCTTCAGCAAGGCTTTTATAAATATATAAGCTACCGTCTAAAATATGTCTTGTAGCTACATTAGAATTTAAAGCTGCTAATTTTTGCAATCCAACTAATGAGTTAGGGTCAGGAGTACTCCCATCTCTTGCTTCGTTTAAACCTGTTACAAGTCTAATTTGATTTAAGTAATGATTATAATTACTTAATAGCATTTGAGTTTTAGCTGCTCCTGATGATGACTGTAATTCTTTTATTGGAACTCTTGCTTGGTTGTAGTCTCCTTCTTGAGTATAACTTCTACCAATAACAGAACCTGTTTGGAAGTATAGCCTTAATGCATCTTCAGGATTGTAGGCATTGCCTGTTCCTAAATCAACTTCACTTAATCCATCAGCATCAATAAAAACTCCATCCGGTACAACTCTCGAAATAACTTGCTGAAGTTTTAAGTGTGTTATCTGAATTAAATCTGCAAATGGAATCATTCGCCTTACTAAAGACTCTATAACACCTTTGTACATTCTTGGTGCAACGGCTACATAGTTAGGTATAGCGTGTTGAGTTGCTGATTGTGGTCTAACCATATTCTCGGCTAATGCCCATTTTAGAATTATGTTAGTACCCATTACCATTACCCCATCATACCATACATCAATAGTCTTAGACTCTTTTGTAAAGTTCCCTTCCTCTTGCATATCAAGAGGTGGATTGAAAGAGTCATCTTTCTCAATCATACTTACATTACCATTGTCTTTTACTTTTCTTTTATAAACTACTTTTTTTGTAGTCTTATAATTAAAGTACATAAGGGTTGCAGTATCTTTAAAAAAGATATCGTTCTGATAGTATTGTGAAGCATTATTATAATCATACCAACCTTGTGCATAGCTTGATATCTCCTGCAAATCTTCATTATTAAGAGAGGGGTCAATTTTAACTAACTCGGTAATTGGGACGTTTTTAACTTCTCCCCAATAAAAACAATCTTTAAAGTGAGGGTCTTCTGTATAGCTAAATACAACATTAGCAGGGTCAACATATCTTAATTTAACACCGTCTCCTGCTAAGAACTCGTGCTTTGCTACAGATATACCTAACACAGTCAAATCATAATCTAACTGTTTTCTTATATCGTTATATTTATTAGACTCGAATATAGTACTTATAGCTTCTTCTTCAGCAATTTCAATTGCAGGTTTGTAGTTAAGCTGCATATATAACTTTAACTCTTCGTCTCCTGCAGGTAGGTCATCCGGGTCCATAGTAAAAGGATTTACTCCGGTTTTTTTCTGAATAACCTCAAGCATAGGCTTTGCTGCCATTTGCCCTTCAATCATTTGCTGATACTTACTTCTCTTAGATTGAGACATAGCATCTTGAGCATACGCTTTCGCATAAAACTCTCTGTCTTGTAATCCATTAACTACAATGTCTACAAACTTAGGAAGAACAGGAAC